CTATTGGTACCACCAGTTCCGCTATAGGTTCCTCCTTTATGAAAAGGCACCTTACCATTATTCAAGCTAGGAACTGAAAATGTACTAGATGCATCAGATCCACCATACGTGTATCCAATAACCTCTTTTAACAGAGGATATTGATCATTACTATACGTACCACCATCACATTCTATCCATCCGTGGGGAACGTCGCCATTCCCCCCAGTCCACGCCATAATTGTACCAATCGCGGCATTTTTAAATCCGCGAACTTCTGCTAGATTTTTTCCCATTAGAGTTCAATTAAACGCCAACCGATAAGTGCATTGATATAAAGAAGACCAAAACCAGCGCCAGGAGTCTGGATCACTAACTGACCGTCCGAAGCGCCCTGAACAGGAACGCCAGCAGAAATAATGATGGACTTATTATAAGTCAGAGCATCAGTCACGTCAAGAACACGAATCTGATCGCCCTTCTGCGCAGTAGCAGGAAGTGTTAGGGTGATACTAGCACCACCAAATGTAGTCACATAGTAGTTAACGTTTGCTTCCAGGTTGGAGTTAGCGCTAACTTCATCCCAACGACGACCAGCAGTAGGTGTAAAGTAACCAGTAACTTGGTTAACATCAATGGTACCATCGCTAGCAACCTTGAAGTTGTTGGTGCCATTATTATTAATATCTAGACCACCGCCATTTGCAGTGATGTTACCATCAGCATCGAGATTACCGCCAAGATTGACATTCTTAGCAATACCAACTCCACCGTCAACAACAACAGCACCGCTGTCATTATCATTAGATTGTGCAGTACTGTGGACTCTCAGAGTACCACTATCATCAGCATCATTACCGATGGTGGTATTACCTGTAGCAGAATCAATCAAGAAGGTGATATCTGCATTGATATCTGTCTTACGGACAGTAAAATCATCACCCAGAGTCAGAGCACCAGTAGAGTGCATTCTGGAGTTAGGATCAGATTCAGTACCATCACCAACAAAGTCAATCTGACCAGTAGGCACCATCTTAAGACGCAGATCTGTGCCATCAAAGACAGTGATTTGCTCAGTGGAGCTGATTTCGATCTTGGTAGAACCATTAACCCACAGTCTTTGTGTAGCATCAGGAGTTGCCTCACCGATAGACACATTACTGTTGAGATCCATCTGGATACCGCCATCAGCATCACCGATACGAGCGGAACCATCTGCTTTGATTACAAGCTTCGCAGTAGAAGCATCATCAAAATGATCATTGCTCCATTCTGCATCACCAACAACCAAGTTCTGACCTTGGAAGGTAGCATAGTTGTTAGCGCGATCTAGATCATCTTGCTTGATATCAATGCGCAGGTTATCTGTAGTAGTATCGCTATCAAGACGATACATCTTAGCGTTACCGCCACGGACATACAGATCCTTAGTAACAGTCAGGTCACCAACCAGTTCGTGAGAACCATTGCTAAGAGCTGTCAGTGTGCCGTCAATTGTCAAGTTGCCATCAGTTTGACCACCGCCAACAGACTCAACCTCGCCAGTGCCAGCATTCGCAGCACGAACCACAACATCACCACCAACCCAGAGACCGACATTCGCTTGAACCTCGGTAGTATCACCAGTGTTGATAGAAACACGACCCACACCGTTGCCGTCGTCATCGAAGACACGGAAAGCGTGAATACCTGCGGGGTTCAAGTTATCACCACCAACCCACAGAGAGTTGCGGAAGATACCAGAACCCTCAACGTCCAGAGTTTGCTGAGGAACCACACTACCGTTGGTAACGCGAGTGTTCTTCAGGTTGACACCCAGGCGCATATCGCTACCTGTAGCAGTCGAAGTAGAACCAGCACCAGTGGTGTATGTAGTCAGTGCATCAGCACCAATCAGACCCCACTCTCTCCATCCATAAGAAGGAGTTTCACCCTGTTGGAAACCGCCAATCTGACACCAGATCCAACCCAGCGTGGTGTTGTAGTTGATGTTAGCAATTCTATGTGCTTCACCAACTGTTTCAGTACCACGGAATTCAATTGTACCTTCTTGCTTAAAGCTTTCAGAAGCAGGAACTGTCTTGTCCTTAGATGCTTTAATCGAATAGGTAAGACCAGAAGAAACGTTTCTAGGATTGAGTTCCCAAACAGCAAACTGAATAGTATTCGGTTTGAAGGGAGGGTTGAAGACCATATCAGTCTCAACCAGTGCAGGGTCAACACTAGAAATACCAGTGTTAGCAACAGACTTGATTGTCAGAGAACCAGGATCATCGCTGCTGTTAGCAAACTGATCACCCACCTCAATCGTAACAGGGGTGGAGAAGAATGTACCGCCAGGTGCAGAGATCTGGAAGTCATTAATCAGGTCAAACTTGACTTTATTATTGACAGTCAGAGTATCAACTGTGATGTCATTGGTGTTCGACTCTTCGTCAACGTTCTCACCAGCAACTCTCAGGATCGAATCATCAATCTTAGTTTCTTCACCAGAGATAGCGTTGATACGCTGGTTACCCACAAACAGGTCACCATTAGCGTTCAGACCAGAGTAGAAGACCACACCACCGTCTTGACGCTTCGCCTGAGAGAACAGGACTTCATCATCAGAGAGCACATACTCCTGTCTAGAGGGGAATGCAGTAGAATAGTTACCAGGACCGAAACCAGTGTATTCAAAGGTGTGGTTACCAGAACGTGCCTGAGAAGGACGACGCAACTCAACGTAGATACGGCGATCAGCAATAGCAGTGCTATTACCTTCAATACCGATCAAACGATCTTCACGAGAGGCAACAGCTTTACCATCTTGTGCTTCCAGAGTAATAATAGAATCTCTACCAATATTCTCCAGGAAGTTAGCAACTGCTTCTCTAGTAATGCTGTTCTTGTTGTCATTTGCAACGACAAGACCGTGGACATAGTTGTCAGCAACGGAGATGGTAGAAGGAGCGTCTTTAACTTGCGATCCATCACCATCGGGGTCAAACCACAGTGGATCGTCAGCAAAGAGTTCAGGATACAGTCTTTCGGTAGGATGACCAAACTTGAAGCTATTGAACTCGGAAACAGATGGAGAGAAGTCACCACGCAGACAAGTCAGATAGTAAATACCATCCTGCTGGTTGTAGATTCTGCGACGCAGAGTCTTAACACGATACACATAGAAAGTGTTCTCAATCTCATCGAGATCTTCGACACTGACGATCTTATAATCTTTCTGGTTACCATCAGCTTCGTCACGAACAAAATCACCAGGGGTCAGAGTGTAAACAGGGGCATTACGAATAACATACTGTCTACCCAGATCCTGAGCATAATCGGTAAAGTCGTCACGACCGCCATTGGGTTTCTCTGCCAGGATACCAGTTGCACCGCCGCTAGCAAGAATAGTTGCAGTACCAGAATCGAACTTGAGATACTGCAGCAGAGAGAAATCACTACGCAGAATCAGACGGGTAACGCCACCCTCAACATAAACCTTATGAACAACAGGCAGTCTACCGCTAATTTCACTACTATCAGAGAAACCAGACCAAGCAACAGACAGACCCAGAGTGAATCCAGAACCAGCAACACTGTTCAGTCTAACTTCAGTCAGGATTGTACCAGATGACAGAGCTGTACCAGCAGCAACACTAGTGTTAATAGTGTGATCGAAGACTGTCAGTTCAATACGATTAGCACCATTAATTTGCTTCTCTCTAGCAGACTCAATAGTAAATTTGATGCCACAGTCGGAAACCAGAGACTTACTATTGCCAGTCAGATAAGGATCATAGTTATAGTCATTCTGAATTTCTAAGTTATCCCCATTAGGGTCAATAGTAGGACTTTCGCCATAGAATACAGGAAGATCAGGAGTGCCGTCAACAGCTTCCAGAACAACTCTCTGGGGTCTCAGTCTTCTATTTTCGTCAGTTCTGACCTTAAGGACATAACCGAGCAGCGGCTCTCGCACGTTGTCGATTTCCTTAGGAACAACGTATCTGAATCTGTAGATACGATCATCTTCCCTACGGCGATCGTTGACACGCTTGATGTAGGTGTTGGAAGTTGTGATGACTTCTTCGTTGACATACTCATCAAGTGTAGAAACACGAGTAAAGATTGTGTTAGGTTGCTGTGTAGTATTAAGAACGTTCAGATACCACAGACCATTACGACCAGGAGATGCAGTCATCTCGGGGTCATATCTCAGGGGATGTCTAGTATTGCAGGAGAATACATAGATCTCATCCTGACCATTCACACCAACAGTACCGCTGGAAGTGAAGGAATAAGGAATACCACCACCCTGAATAGCAAGTGCTGCAGTTTCCGCAACCTTAAACTTATTAATGTTGCCACCAGTATTATCGTAGATGGCATAATACATCTTGTTCGCATCAATACCACCAGGCAGTTGCGAACCAGGCTTAGCACGGAAGAAGACAGGAGTTGCTGCCTTGGTAGCAAAACCCTTATCAAAAACGTGTGCAGACTCCA